GTATTACCAACGGTGGTGTTGCAGGATTGCCTGTAGGATTTTTACAATTAGCCTACAATCCTACCACTGGCGAAATTGTGTACTACACTTAACAGATATTATTATGAAAAAACTCTTAATTCTTTTAGCACTTGTGCCTTGCTTGGCACTAGCACAACCCAAACAAAAACCTGGTGTTGTTTATGACGCTGTGATCACTAGAGTAATCGACGGTGACACAGTGGGTATCCAAGCCACTTGGCTTCCTGCACCACTCAAACAAGAACTCAGTGTTCGTGTGTTTGGAGTTGATACTCCTGAAAAAGGACACCGTGCCCAGTGTGCTAGTGAAGCACAGCGTGGTGAAGCAGCATCTGCCTTTACCAAGCAAGCCATTGCCAATGCACAAAAACGACAGATTGTGCTGATGGACTGGGACAAGTATGGCGGACGTGTGCTGGGCGACGTACTGTTGAACGGTCAAAGCCTACGTGGCATGTTGATTGCCAACGGTTTTGCTCGTGAATATTACGGTGAAGCCAAAACTTCTTGGTGTAACTGATTTGCCTTTAAATAAGGCATGACTGATAAATTCTATTGTGCCGCTCCCTGGCGTGGCCTGCATATCAATACTACCGGTAATGTTAAAACTTGCTGTGCCGGTAATCCCAACATGTTGGGCAATCTTAATTCTCAAGGCATAGAAGAAATTCTCAATGGAGATAAACTTAAAGAAATACGTGAAAGTCTAAAACAAGGCATTCCGCATCCTCGATATTGTGCAGGTTGTGTAACAAGAGAGAAACACGGCAGCGAGAGCGAGCGAGCATGGCATAATAGGGCAAATGAAAATTTTGATACGTCACAGGCCAGTCTTGAATATGATTATCCGGTAATTGTTGATGTGCGATGGAATAACACCTGCAATTTAAGTTGTAACTATTGTGGTCCAATTGAAAGTTCAAAATGGGCAGGGATAAAAAAAATCTCTATCAACAATAACACAAAACTAAGACATTATTATGTCGATGTATGTAATTTTATTGAAAAACACTACGATAAAATAAAAGAAGTGGCCTTGGTTGGCGGCGAACCTTTGTTACTGCCAGAGAATGACCGACTACTCGATGTCATCCCACCAGATTGTATTGTAACAATAATTACAAATCTCAGCAATCCACTTGAAAATAATCGAATATTTAAAAAACTTAGCCAGCGACAACGTGTCAGTTGGTCACTCAGTTTTGACAACATTGGTGAGCAATTTGAATACGTAAGATACGGCGCAGATTGGAATTTGATGTTGTACAATCTTGATCTTGTGCAGTCATTGATAAAAAATAATGGGCACTGGGGCGGCATACACGCAGTTTATAATTTATACAACGCAACTAATTTGTGTAAATTTAAAAAATTTGCTCAGGATCGCGGATTGGTGATTAAATGGCAAAATCTTAACGGTCCTATAGAATTAGATCCTAGAAATTACGGAAAAGAAATTGCCATGTTGGTCGCAAAAGAAATTCAACTGATGTACGATAATTTCGATGTAGACCAACATGATCAAGATTTTTTTGACACTGCCCTTGCAACCTTTAATACCAAAGATCTGCCTGATTCAACACAGTTAGATAAATTAAAAACATTTGTTGATGATATTGAAAACAAATACCATCCAGATGCCGTTGGAAAATTTGCCAAACTATGGCCAGAATTTGGAGAGCTGCTATGGCCGCAGAAGCAGTACTAGTCAAAGCACCTCATAAGCGGCATAGTTACAATGAGACACAGTTAGAAGAATTTATAAAATGTGCAGATCCTGTCACAGGGCCTATGTATTTTATGGACAATTATTTTCACATACAACATCCCACCAAAGGAAAAATGTTGTATCATCCGTTTGAGTACCAAGAACGATTGATTGAAACCTATCATAATCATAGATTTTCGATATCAATGATGCCGCGACAAACCGGCAAGTCAACATCGGCTGCAGGGTATTTGTTGTGGTATGCTATGTTTGTGCCAGACAGTACAATTTTAATTGCTGCGCACAAGTACACAGGATCACAAGAGATAATGCAACGCATACGTTATGCATATGAACTGTGCCCGGATCATATTCGTGCAGGGTGTACCAGTTACAACAAAGGTAACTTGGATTTTGAAAATGGAAGTCGTATAGTAAGCGCAACAACTACAGAAAATACCGGTCGTGGTATGAGTATATCACTGCTATACGCAGATGAGTTTGCGTTTGTGCGACCAGGTATTGCCAAAGAATTCTGGACGTCCATATCGCCCACACTGGCCACTGGTGGTAAAGCAATTATTACATCAACTCCAAACTCGGACGAAGATCAATTTGCGCTACTGTGGAAAGGTGCCAATCGTTGCGAAGATTCCTACGGCAATCCTACAGTAGTAGGTATTAATGGATTCAAAGCATATCGTAGTTACTGGAATGAACATCCAGATCGCGACAAAAAGTGGGCTGAAGAACAACGAGCGCAACTAGGCGAGGATCGTTTCCGTCGAGAGATGGACTGCGAATTTATCATCAATGATGAGACTCTGATAGCACCTACTAAACTAATTGAATTATATGGCATTGAGCCTGCATATCGTACTGGACAAGTGCGTTGGTATCAAAAACCCCGGGCAGACCGAATCTATGTTGTAGCACTGGATCCTAGTTTGGGTACAGGTGGTGATCCTGCTGCCATACAAATATTTGAAGCCAACACCACAGAACAAATTGGTGAGTGGCGCCACAATAGAACGCCAATTCCAGAACAGGTTAGAATCCTAGCTGACATATGCAAGCACATCAATGAAGTTGTAAAAGATCCACAAAAAGTATATTACAGTATTGAAAACAACACCATTGGGGAAGCAGCCTTGATTTCCATTGCAGAGTACGGCGAGGAAAATATCGAAGGATATTTCCTAAGTGATCCTAACAGTGGAAGTTCTGGACGCAGATATCGCAAAGGGTTTAATACCACACAAAAACCCAAATTGGCGGCTTGTAATAAATTTAAAACTCTAATAGAATCTGGGCGCATGAAAATCAGAAGTATACCTTTAGTTTCAGAATTAAAAACATTTGTAGCACACGGAGTAAGTTACGCTGCCAAACCCGGAGAAACTGACGATTTGGTCATGGCTGCATTGTTGGCAGTGCGCATGATGCAGCTGCTACAAACATATCACACAGAAATGGACAGTCAAATGCGCGATCACGGTGATGTTATTATTGCACCCATGCCCTTTATCAGTGCCAGACGATAACGACTAAATAAACTACTATGTCACAGCAAAATGCCGCACTTAAACTGTTTGATCTATTGACCAGCAGAGACTTTGATCCCAACATGTTGGATATTCGTGGTAAGCCTGCCTCGGACCCTTCTGAAGCAGAAATGTTTAGTTTTGAATTTCGAGCAGAGTCTGGTAAAGACTATGGCACTATTGTGATACTGTTAGGCGACGACGGAGAATTAACTGTATTTTGTGCAGACAATGTTGGCCGCACCATGGAAAACGAAGACAAACAAAGTTGGTTTCAGTTCTTGGAACAGCTCAAAGACTTTTCCATTAGAAATCACATGAGCTTTGGCATAAAAAATATCAATAGGTTGCGTTATAGTATGCAAGGCCAGGCCGCAATCAAAGAAGGTCTGTTTGAATCTTGGTCCGGAAATCGTACCACCAGTTGGTTAGGGCCAGCAACCGAAGCCAGACTCATGGTCAAGCACAAACGTCCATTGGGTGAAAATGACGCACGTTTCCGTTATGTGGAAAGTTTATATATTGAAACTGCCGAAGGCGAACGTTTTAAATTGCCATTTACCAAATTGTCAGGTGGTCGTGCCATGGTGGAACATGTGCGCCAAGGCGGCAAACCGTATGATCCACGTGGACAACATATTGTGGGCATAGTAGAAGAACTCAATGTATTGAGCCGTTTCCGTCGTGCCAATCACGGACAAATATTTGAAGGTGATACCGGACAACTGGTAGAAGAAACCAATACCTACTACGAAAATCTACAACGGGTATTAAAAGGTCTCAGCGCAGGCTCAGGCTACACAAACTATTTTGAATCATGGCAACCTGCTGAAATCACTGAACAGGATGTGGTCATCGAAGGATTAAAAAATTTATTTGTAACACAAAGTATTGATTCAAGAATTGAAGCAGCATTACCATTACTGGCACGTATACAACAACAAGGACAAGCTATGAAAGAAGCAAACATATTTGAAGCCTGGGCAAATCGCCTGGTAGAAGGAACATGGTCAGTACCTGACACTCCCGAAAAACAAGACAAACTGATTGAACTCATGCAATCTGAATTGCCAGTGGGTGCTGATGCTACCAATGCCACAGAGGAACTATACGACTTGTTGGGCGATGATGAGTTGTTTGATCAATTGCACAATCTTGCTGATCGTGACGCCAATGCTGACTGCCGTGAATTGGTATTTTTGCGTATGCAAGAACTCAGTGATCATCCTGACATAGCCGAGGTAGTAAATCGTCTAGACATAGATGCAGATTACGAAATGAATCCCCCGGATCCAATCAATCCCAGCGACGTTGAACAAGGTGATCAAGCAGTCAACGAAGGACCTGCAGTGGATGCCAATGCTAAATCACCTACAGGTAGTCAAAGCGCAGCCTTAGCGCATTTTGCTGATCAATTGGACCATGATGAGTCAGTAAGAGAAGATGCAAGTGCATCATTGAAAACTATACTCAAACACGCTGGCATGCAGGTAAATGAAAATGTCATGCTAGACGAAAATGGCAACACATTCCAGCATATCCTTAATACATTCAAGCGCGATGTCAAAGATTTCAAAACCACTGGCGAATTAACTGATGCGCTATATGATGTGTTGTATGATTACTATTT